GCAAACGCCTTGTACCCGTCGGCAAGGCACGCTCGCCACGCATCGTCCTGCACGATTCGTCTTTTCATGTCCTCTACTTACGGATGGCGTTATTCCTCTATATTCTCGAAAAAATGTAAGTATACATCAAGTCGATGATTGTGCAATTAAAGCGTAGTCCAAGACCGTCGAAGAAATTCAGGGTCATCTTAAAGGATGGCGACGTGGTTGATTTTGGTGCGAAAGGCTATTCCGATTACACTATCCATAAGACGCCACAGCGCATGCGTTCATATGTCAGGCGACACGGGGGATACCTTACTAGGGAAATCCAGCGTCTCGACAATAGTCGACAAATACACAGGGCAATGCTTCGCGTGAAAGCGAGCTCAAAGGAGGACTGGTCCAAGAGTGGCATTCGTACCGCTGGATTCTGGAGCCGTTGGCTTCTCTGGTCTGAGCCGACCCTCGAGCGAGCGAAGCGCCGAGTTTCCAAGATCTTCGGCATAGAGTTTAGATTGAGCGACGCAGACATAAAGCGCACCGTGTCCCGCCTAAGGGCGAAGTACGGTAAGGCGTACGCGCCCACTAAATATTTCCGGGGTCTTACAAGCGTTCGAGACGTGGAGGCGCGGTACAAAAGGATACTCGCATCTGACGACACGCCTTTCAAAACAGACATCGGCGTCCGAACGCGCAAATCGGCACACACGCGCCGGTTTAAAAAACTGTACCCGGGCGTCCGTGCGGGTGACCTGCGCTCGATTTCGAGTGCGACGGGTGTCCCTGAAAAGACACTTCGGATAGTCTACGCCAGGGGGTTAGCTGCCTGGAAAACAGGGCATCGACCCGGTGCTAGTGCACACGCCTGGGCTCTCGCGCGGGTACATTCGTACGTCACAAAAGGCAAGACGTTCAGGACGGCGAACGCGGATTTGAGTCGCAAAAATATTGTGCATCGTTAACAAGATGAATCGCATAGCAATCGATCTCGACGAAGTTCTAGTTCCGTTCCTCAAACCGCTCGCTAATTATCACATGGTGGACATCTCTGCTAAGACGAAGCATCCATACCTATTCAGGGAGGTCTTCGAATGCACGGAAGAGGAATCTAAGCGCATGGTTTACGAGTTTTACAAATCCCCCGAGTTCCTTTTCGTCCACCCAATCGAGGGGTCTCAGCGTGCGATGTCCCATTTTCGACGGGACATGGATAAGATGTACGTGGTCACCGGTCGACAAGGCGTCGCCAGGGAACAGACCGAATTATGGATCGAACGCTACTTTCCTGGGATATTTGACGACGTGATCCTGACGAATTCATTCACTGAGCACGAGATCTCCAAGGTTGATATTTGCAGGGCGCTTTCCATTGGGTGCATCATAGACGATTCCATGGACACATGCATGGACTGCCAGCGCGCCGGTGTCCTCGCTGCAAACTTTGTCGGCGCTGAAACGTATCCATGGTGCGACGAGAGTGACATTGCGATCCATGGATGGATGGATCGCGAGTTCATGCCGTGATTTATTTTACCATGACATACCAGAGGATGTTGGTGACGGCAGTGCTTATCGTACTTGTCGCATGCATTGTCGCCGGCAACGGAAAGCAAAAGCAGAAATCCTTTATCAACAAGATGATAAGACAGAGCGCGCGGTACGCGACGGCGGCTCAACAAGACGAGTCCCCGCTCGTCGCAGTATTACACGCGAACTACTCAGCTGCATATTTCTACGCTCTCGTGGACATCGCAACCTACGACGAAATCCATAACGCCACAGGTATCGACGTGAAGAAGTTTAAGGAACACCTCGTCCGGGTCCAGGATGAAACGACGCGCAAAATTGTCGAGGCGTGTCCACAATTCAACGGACAAGTCGACTTGTTCCTGGCTACCATTGGTGGTGAGGCGTAAGTTTTATGTGTGACATATATCATATAGATATGGCCATCAAGGTGAACGAAGTCGTCTTCGAATACGGGGGCGTTATCGGCGATTATAATGCGCACATGTCGCGCGTGAAGAAGGCGAGGGATGCAGCGGTTAAGTACCTGAGAGAGCTGGAAAAACGACGTCGTTCAAATCTGAAAAAGAAACCCAAACCCGTCAATATGGAATGGGAGCCCGTCCCAGAAGACCTCAGTGCCAAAAAGCGCGCGCAATCTAATAAGCCGAAATCAAAACCAAAGAATACGGTGCGATTCTTTTCAAATGACCCCCGAAGAGTGTTAGGCGTGAATAAAGATTCGTCGAAATCCGAAATCCGAAAGGCTTATTTGAGGCTAGCACTGGATCATCACCCAAACAAGGGTGGAAATGAGAATATCTTCAAGAAGATCCAAAAAGCGTACGATACCCTCCACAAACAGGCGCCATGATGAGCCTGAACATACTCAACGCCATGCGGAACGTCTTCATGTCGGCTTCCCCGAAGCAGATCGCGATGGAACGCGCACATGAAACACAGGAATTGCGTGAACTCGAAACACGCGTCGCGCTGGATGAATACTACGAGGCAGTCTCTGGTCCATCTGCGACGGAGTTCATCAACCCATGGAAGTATGTTGTCGAAACGAGTACTGACCCATTCTCGGGGATAGACGATAAAACGGGTGGTATTTTTTTATGTGAAAACCGGTATTTGTATAGTATTTGGAAGAGATCCTTGTAATGCGTGCTAATCTTTTTTAAAAACTCTATTCCAAATCCTAGTATGGACGTGCGATGTTGCGACGCGTTCGAGTACCTCGATACACTGAGCGATGGCTCAGTCGACCTCGTTCTAACAGACCCCCCTTACATCATCAGTCACGACTGTCACCGAAACCAGGAAAACAAGGCCATTGAGGCGGGTGAGTATAAGTCCAAGACGGAAGACGAGTGGCACGCGTGGCGATCAGCGAACCCGCACGTGAACGTGCCGAACATGAGGGAGAAATTCATGAAATACGGAACCCCGTACGGTAAAAAGTTTGCCGTGTCGACATCATACGGTCAATGGGACGAGTCGTTCACGATGGAACGACTGGATGCCTGCATAAAGCAATTCTATAGGAAAATGAGAGACGGGGCCACGATCATCATATGGTTTGACATATGGAAGATAAGTTATTTAAAGGAAATGCTGGAATCGAACGGGTTTAAACAGATTCGATTTATTGAGTGGCTCAAAACGAATCCACAGCCCTTGAACGCGTCTCAAAATTATTTACCAAATGCACGGGAAATCGCACTCGTGGGTGTAAAGCGAAAAAAGCCCACTTTCCACGGTAGATATGACGATGGGACGTACCGATACCCCGTGCAAGTGGGTAAGATAAGGAAGCATCCGACGCAGAAAAGCTTAGCCATGTTTGAAGATCTTATTAAAAAGCATACCAATGAGGGCGACTTGGTCCTTGATACCTTTCTGGGCGGTGGTACGACTGCGTATGCCGCAAAAAATACAGGGCGCCGCTTCGCTGGGTGCGAGGCAAACCCGGAGTATGTTGACCACACTCTCTCCTTTTTAAATCGGTAAAATAGTCCCTTGAGCTGGATCCAGCGTCGAGAAGCAGTATTCAACGGCGGCCCAATCTGCACGCCACGAATCGTGTTCACTCACTAACGCGTTTAAGAAGACGTCTATGTCGCGCACGGGCGGCACCTGCCTGCGTGGCGATGTTCTCTTGCGGATAGCCTGGACGTTTTGGGCAGCGTGTTCCATGGATAGAAATGAGGATAAGGCAAATTTAATTACAATGTGACGATACTATTTCACAGAAAACTGGGAGCCTGGTGCTCTCCAGATTGCTATCAACGACGTGGGCAAAGGTACACCTAACTCCATATGGACACGCGCCGAACTGCTCGAACGAGCGACACGGGATCGTTTTAAAGCGCGGGCGCCGCATATCATCTTCACCGTGCGCGAATAAACACCTGTACCCGTACGGGCAGGAGCCGTCGCGCGCGAACTTCTCACACTGCTGTGTCTTGTATTTCAGCCGCGATGGCATCGAAAAATGGCGTACTTAGAAGGATAACGCGAAATGGAGATAAAAAATAATGTGTACCCCAAAAGTTGTACCAGGTCACAAAGGTTTGGTCGTCGGGGACAGACAGGACATGATGCGCCGTACCCTTCTCCTATCTAAACCAAAGCTCGTCTATAAAACAACTTGGGATCCACTTTCAAAGAGCAAAACCACGAAATCTTATGACGCGACTACCGGTAAGATATACAGCCCACCGACGACGCGTCGTCGTTAGTACTGGGGTACCTGCATAGCCGCGCGTGCGTTGGACCTGCTCGTCCATACGGCGTACACGGCGAAAGCCGCGGCCATCAAGCCGACGAGTGCACCGAATGGTAGCTTTTTATCTTTACCCTTTTCGTCTTTATCGGGCAGCTTCGAGACGTTTGCGTTAAGTGCATCTAGTTTTGTCATGAGTGTATAGAGCGCTTCTAGTATCCGAGCGTTTGGGTCTTTTGGTTTCTGCTTTACATTGATTGTCACGATTTCTAGTACCATGTGCCATCTAGCATTCGGTTGTAATGGAACGTAGTCGCCATCGTCTTGCATCTCGTTGATCTTGAAATCCATTCGCTTGATGTTGATAGGGTTAAAGAGCATGTTTTTACGATGGAACGATCGAAACTGTTTGTCGCGAAGCACCGTACCATCGTTTCCACCGAAATGCCGCTCGAGAGGTACTCTCGCGAGCACCTGACCGTTCCGTTCATCTAAAAGCTGTGCTATCTTTGGGACGTTATCGGATATGATATCGACGTACTTTGCGACGTTAGTGTTGTTTGTGGAGGTGCTTTCACCTACTTGCGTGATGTAGAAATCGACCACGCTTAGACCGATTACGCGCGTCAGTCCTTCGAAGTGGATATTACTCTCCATTCCGAAATTGACCGAAAACACGTTATTTGTACCGTCGACGTGATCCGAATCGATGATGACATACTGTACCTTTTGTGGTAAATCTTCCAATGATAGAAGCATCTATGATACTCATAGAAAAATAACATCAAAGCGCGACGCGGTGCATGTTGGCGTGGTGGTTCAAGTGGTTTGCCGACCTGTCGGGGCGCGACGACGGCGTCGCGGAGCAGACGTTCGTGTCGCTTATGAACAGACTCAAATAATAACCTCGTAGCATTGTAACATGTACTCCCTCATAGATTTCGCCCTGGGTCTGTTGAACCCGTTTTTCATCGAAACTGTCGACATTACCAAGCCGAAAGCGTCATCGCCACTGATGGAAATAGTGGAAACGAAAAATGAAGTGGGTGAAACCGTCTACCTTGAAATGCCTATCGTCAAGTGTGGCCAAAGGACGCCGCGTCAGCCATGGTTTACCGATTGACGCCTATACAGACGCCTCGCCCGAAGATCGTCGATAACGCACCTGACGACGCGCGCCTCGTTTCGTACTACCTCACGCAGATAAACAAGGAGATACGAAACGCGGGAGACGCGCATGTCACTGAACTACTGCAAATGGAAAGGGACTTTCTTATCTCTAGCACTTGAATGTGGACCTACACCACTTCTTGTTGACGTTGCCGAATGAATACTCAAACGAAAGGTGAAGCATGGCACCCGTCGCGACCAACGCGGTTGTCACATTCGCACCAGTCGCCTTGCGCACGACGCTGAAGAAGAGCAGGTTCAGAAGCCCAATAAATATCGCTTCGAACATGACGTTTGTAAAGTATCTAGATGCCATCTTAATCATTTCCAAGATTTTTTTTCACGCAACACCACCACTCCACAATTCGACGCGCAGCTATGTCTTATCTCGACGCCATCAGGCGCGCCGACGCGAAAGCCTCGGCGCGCGAAATGCAAAATCGCTTAGAAGAAGTTCGCGATGCGGTATCGACCGACGCGTATGTCTGGCTATGTGCGTACGCGCAGGTCCAGTACGAACGCGAGGACGCGTGGCAACAGTACCGGATCAGAAGCTTTCTAAAAGATAACATCACGATCGCGGAGCAGATATTCGAGGACTTCAAGAACCAAGTTGACGAGGAGCACGTGTACATCGTGGAATCAGTTGCGAAGCACGGAAGGATTGGCATCCTCGAGTTCTGCGCGCAGAACTTCCTCCGCCAAAACGAGAATAACGAGCGGTGCCTCCTTGGACTTTCGAAAAAAATTGAGGGGTATTTATCCGTTGCCAAAAAGAAAACGATGTCGAGATCATTAAAAAGCGACGCCAGGAAATATAGATGTGAAAAGATGGGCATTGCATTTCAAGATTTTGTGCGCCGAGGAGAGCCCGTGTCGACGTTGCTCGAGAAGGGCGAAACCGAGTCCATGTTTTACAGGAATGCGTTCGAACGAATGCGCAAATGTTCGAGAGTCAGAGTGTCGGAACTCGAGAGAGAACGCGCGCGCATCGTACACGAAATGAAATGGAACGAACACATGGCACTTAGGTTCCGACAGGCAAAAGAAATTCTAATCATGCAAAGAAATGCTCAATTAGAGATAGTGTGTTAATAAGTATAAATGCGTACAATGTCTGTAAACTACATAGCATGGGATACCGAAACGACGGGG